TGCATTATTTTGCAAAGGTGTTTGAACATCTCCAAGCCGTTTTAAAACCTCTGCATCATCAGAGAATGATGTCATAACACTATCACGCAATAAACGCCGCACTTCGTCCCTGCTCTTTCCTGTCATTTGTGAAATTCTTTTTACAATTTCAGTATGATGCAATCCCATCTGCTGGAGTTTCCAAAGTTCCCGATCAGTAGTGCCAGACATTTCCCCCGATTTTATCAAACGCATTGCTATATCACTGATAATCCAATCTTCCAGTTCCTGATACATTTCTATCAGTTTATCTGATTTTCCGTAAAAATAATCCGGCGTTAACATTATCCTCTTCCTACCTCTCTCTTAACCAAATCAACCCATTCTTGACCATGTGTTTCCTTCGCTCTCTCAAACCAATGATCCGTAGCTTTCGGATGCCCGTTCGCATCGTAGTGCAATGGCCTGCCAGTTGGATATTTCTTTTCTCCGCTGCGCGCCCATGATCTTCCATCCTCTGTCAGATACAATTCTCCCATATACTGATAATGCGCATATGGCACATTCGTCTCAATCAATCCAGGTTCAATAATATTCGTCGCTCCTATCATAGATCCCTGTTGAAACGGCATATATGGAATCATGTCATTCAAGACCTGCATGTCCAGTTTATCCTGTGCGCGTCTAAGATTTCCGTCAATTCTGCTTGTATCAAGCCTTATATTTACGTTTCCAACGGTCCTGTCGTACCTCATTTACATCCCCCATACTGCAATCGCCGCACTTACCATTAAAAATCCCCAGTAAATTGTGTCACATATTTTTTTCTTTTTCCTTGCCTTATCCATTTCTTCTATAAATGAAACACAAAATAAGAGCATGATTATTTTTAGCACCATCTTTATTCCTCCCCGTACAGTCCGCCTTTGTCCTCCCCTGCATTTTCTTCGTCACACTCCGCAAACATCTCATCAATCTCTTTATCATTAAATCCCTCATATTCTTTGAGGTATTTTCGTTTACTGTATACACCATTCATCATAAGCTGATATGCTCTGGTTCGATCCTGTTCAAACGATGCCAGCAGATCCTTAAAATAAAATACATCTTCATCCGCTACGCTTTCATCCAGTGCGTTGACGTACCCGCTCGGCATATTAAAAAATACATCGCAGTATTTGTCCAGTGCATATACCAGATCCTTGATCGCAGATTTCAGTGCATTCCTCATATCTGTGATGGTCTCCACGGTCTCGCTGTCGTCACTTTCAATCTCCGTTGCTGTGGTGATCCCTGTCTTGCGATCAAGAACAAACTGCCCCTGTGAGAATCCTGCCTTGGTTGATATCATAGATAAAATGGAATTAATATCTGCAACTCTCTGTTCTGTCAACAGTGTTGGTACATGTTCATTAATCGTATTAGAAGCTTCAACCCCCATCCTCAATCCCTTTACAAATCTTGGAAGTTCAAGTCTTTCCTTATCTCCAGTATTCTTATCGCGTTTCATCAATGCACTTTCATCAATAAATGTAATATGCTGCGAATCATCGACTTCATCATCTTTCCTGCTCCACGCTACATCCAGATTGCACAGTTCCTCGATACAATTCGCAAATACTGCCACGCCCTCCGGTGATGTATAGTCAATGGTGTTGTTATACGGCATCTTGAAATACCCAAACAATGGCTTTTCCACATTGGAGATTGTGACTGATTCCGGTATATTCTTCCACTCCGGTACATCTGCCAGTGCAATGCTGCGCCCCAGACTGTCGCTGCCCTTTGATCTGAAAGCCTTATTCTCAATGGTGTATGTTCTTCCAACTCCTTCTCTATCGTCAGAGATCGAAGATGTAAAGTGCTGATACTCCAATCTGGTATAGTAATCATCTCCCTTGATCTGCCGATCAATAAATATAACCCCAAGGATATCCCCGTTGCTGTTCTTCTCTGTCACTGCAAAGCTGCCCGGCATTACATAGTCGATTGCTCCCGCCGGATTATATGTACCGCTCGGCTTAAAAATAATGCCGCCCGCGCCACAGGCATCCTCTACCTTATCCCGGATGGACTTCCGGATCATTGCACCAATGCACTGATTGATATAATCCGCCCTGTCGCTGCCACTGATCGTCACATTGAGATCCAGACAGGTCTTTTTGCTGGTGTAATAGCAGAGAAACTTTGCAAAATTGATTGTGCGCACAGTCTTGCTCATCCAGTACGGTCTACCCTTAATGATGTTCTGCCACTCGATCTGTGCCATCTCCATCAGATCAGAAGAAATAATATCAACATTAAATTCTTTCTCTGCACTTATTTTGAATAAATTCATGATAAACTCCTTTACTCGTGTGAATATGTTCATATGCCACCGCCTTAAATGCCAAGCTGTTTATATACTTCATCTATCTTGTGCCACTGAATAGCAAGCCAATCAACCATTTCCTCATTTTTTGCCCAACCGCCATTATACCGGTTTGAAGAATCTGATAATCCACTCTCGTTCAAAAATGCATGCACAATTTCATGGCGCAACGTCTTTTTCCTGTATGACTTCTGTTCTTCTTCACTCAGGTCAAAGTATTTTTCTTCTGACATATCCGCAACAACAATCAATTTGCTCTCTTCGCCACAATAACCGGCTAAGCTATTTTCTTCCAGATACTTATCCTCTGATACTTTGTGTGTCTCAATTTTGTATTCTGTTCCGAGAACATTAATCTTCATATTCTCCATCGTCCTCTTCCTCCTCATCTTCGTCTATCTCGTCATCATACAGTCCATTATTGCGGCGACTCTCCATAATCACGCGGTTCAATCCGTAGATCAGTGCCATTGTACAGTCCTCACCAATCTTCGGGTAAGCGTCCGAAAAGCTGCCATCTGCCAACTGCTCATGCTCCAATGTTGTCAACTCATGCGCAAGGTGCGGGCATCGTTCCGGATCAACCACAATCTTTGTGGTCTGCTGCAGCCATTCCCAGCAATAATCCCTTCCCTTGCCGGAACCCCAACGCTTTTTGGCACCGATCGCATTAAATCCCCAATCCTGCAACTCTGCAATGGCATCTGGCCGCGCCGAGTCACATATGATCTCTTCTGTAATGTATTCCTTAATCTTTCGGGCAAATGCGCTGTTCTTGCACCGCTTGGCAAATACCTCCGACACGCAATACAATGTATCTGTGTCCTCGTCATAGTAGGCAACCTCAAATGTTTGCGGGTGCTCAAAACCAAAGTCCAGGCCATAATAGAGAAATGGCAGATTCTCTATCTCTGCGTCCGTGATGGTCCGCTCTTCTACATTGTCGAAGATGCCACCACCAGTACCGGTTACTTCGCCCATATAGTTATTGCGGTAATATAGTGGCTTATGTACCTTGAACCACTCCGCACGCTCAAAGAATCGTTTACCAAGCCACTTCACCGGCACATTGTAATAATAGCTGTGGCAAATCCTGGTCTGCTGTTTATTCCGGCACTCTTCCACGTACTGGTTCATGAAGTTGTTCTTACTCTTCGGTGGGTTGAATATCTTGATATCCAACGCTGGCGTATCAGATCTGAGAAATGTATCTTCGATGTTATCCATCTGCTCCACGCCTGCCATCTCGTCACATTCTTCATGGATCAGCATCTTTACATATCCAAATGGCACATTGAAAGACTTTAAACTGATAGGCTTGTCCGCACCAACGAACATTACCATCTGTCCGGTTGGCTTATATACCGCGCACATTGGAGACTGCTTAAAATCCCAGTTATCCAAATCGTTATAGCGAATGACAGTTTTCATATACTGGTTATACACGGAACCTCGTAAGTCGACCTTGTAT